TACCGCGTTTCCCCACGGTACCCGGAGAGCCTGGCGGCATTGTGGGAAGAAGATTCAGGATGCCGTTTCTTTCCTCCACGATTACGGAACGGGTCCTGACGCCCTTGCTCGGCATGAGGTTCATTTCTCTGAGCCGTCCGTAGTTGTTGGGCAGGATATTAATCGATTTGGTCAATGAGACCATATTAAACGCATCGGTTGTAAAAGGATTTAACATCTGTTTACGCCTCCTCTCTTGTGATTATTCCGGCGGCTTCCAGATCATCGAAGGCCCCCGCAATATCTGTTGCGGCCACGGTTGCATCATCGCTGTCTGCAGCCGTACCCGGGAACGTTATGTTTTCCGCGGCAAAATCGCCGGTGAGTCGATCGACGATAAGATATCCCGCCGCATCGCCCCCGGCCCATGATCCGCCGGTGAGGTTAATTTCCACCACACGGGCCGATGCGCCGGACCCCCCGGTTACCGTAGTTATCGTATCCCCCACAGCCAGCACTTCCGTACCGCCGCCGGTGAAGGTGATCTTCCACTTGAGCGGGGATTTCGCAATCACGGCATCTCTCACAATAGCGACACAATCCTTATCGGCAGCGGATGCGTCGTAATCGTTAATCAGAATACCGTGGGCCTCCTGGGAGCCGTCAACGGCCGTGAAGTCCAGGACAACGAGCTTGCCCGAACCCTCGGTTACTTCAATCTCGAAATAATCCCCAATTGAATTGTATCCGGTCGCGTAGCTGATGGTCAGGTTGATCTGCGGATCGGTGAACGTACCGGTTCCACTGGTTCCCTGGGTGACAATCAGATCGCCCAGAACCGCGCCGTCGGGAGCCTCTATCCGCCAGACACCATCTGCGTCTACAGCATTTGCGGTGGTACAGGTGGCCTTGTACGTTCCGAGCTGGGTTTTCGCCCCGCCGGTTACGTCCGTGCACTCTCCATTGGTACCCGATTCGAGCGTTCCGATGCCGGGGATTGATTTCGTTATCTTTCCGACAACCGTTCCGATCTTGAGATTCTCTCCGGATAGCAGGGTTTCTTTTTCGCGGGAGAAACGGTTAGCCTCGCCCTCATACTTTAAGAAATCGTCTAAATAAGTTGCTTCATTCTGTGCACTCATTATCCCTTAACCTCCTTTACCCTTCTTTCCGCATCCGCAATCAACGGGCTGATTTCCCCCGTCTTCAGCGAATTAATAGTAGAGTTAATCACGGTGGTCCCACTTTCGGACGCTTTGGCCTCGAGAATTTGCTTCCGTGCAGCCTCTTTTGTTGTTCCGTCAGATACCATTTTCAGCCCGAGCTTCTCCATGTCACCGACAGAGCATAACTCCAGAACGGCCACGGCCTCTTTCTTCGCCTCGTCCTTGCCTTCCGCCGTTGCCGTTTTAATCGCCTCGGCAAGCTTAGTCTCAAAGCCCTTGGCCTGTTCACTCATCGCCGCTTCGTGTTCCGTTTTCGACAGCACCCCTTCTTTCCGGACGTAGCCCAATTCTCCCATAGCTTTTATGATTTCATCGGGTTTTGCGTCCTTGAGAGTTTCCGTCAACATTTCAAATAGATTCATATTCGCACCTCTCAAAATTTTATTTTTTATCACATTTTCAAAGGTCATGACCTCATCAGCCAGTCCCGCTTCAACCGCTTTTTGTCCCTGATATATACCCGCCTCCATTTCCCTGATTTTCTGGGGATCCATCTTTCTGTTTTTCGCCACGGTCTCTACGAAAATTGTATACACATCATCGATTTCTGCTTTCACGACATCGTAAGCAACATCGGTAAGGGGTTCATGTGCCGAGAAATCATTTTTCCTCGCACCGGCAAAAATCGGCGTGTATTTGAGACCGAGTTCCTCATCATATTTTGACTGGTCGATGTGGACAGCAATCACACCGATCGAGCCCGCGCCACCGGTCAGAGGGGTGTAAATTTCACTCGCTGCGGAAGCTATCGCGTAGCCTGCCGAATACGCCATCTCATTTATCGCGGCAATGGTACGCTTCTTTCCTCTCGCAGCGTGGATCTCATCCACAAGGTCAAACAGGCCAGCCACCTCTCCGCCGGGCGTGTCGAGGTCGAAAATGATCGTTTCAACCTGGCTATCTTCCATGGCAGCCCTGAAATTCTGTCTGATTCCCTCATACGAGGTGCCGCCGAAAAGCCAGGACCAGAAATCAGCCTTCTGTGAAAGCGGCCCGTAGACGGGAATGACTGCTATCATTCCGTCCGTGATCTGCATAGATTCAACAGACTGCCCGTAACCTTCCGCCTTTTTTTCCAGCGCTTCGATATCCGCAGCCGCCAGGGCATCAACATAATCCAACGTGATCATCAACGGCTGGTTTGCTATTTTCGGAATTAATCCCATCAATTATCCTCCGCATTAGTTACGGCCGCTGTTTCTATCGCCTGGGAAAGCCCTGATTTTGCTGTTCTCCTCGGATCGCTGTCAAATACAAGGCCGAGGCCGTCCGCCCGTTCGTTGTCACGCTCAATCTCTGCATCCAGTTCTTCGATATCTCCGCCACGTTCGGCAACAACTTGTGCCCGGCTTTTAAACCCATTTCTAACAGCCGATTGGTCGGCCGTCTGGTCTTTTACCGGATCGACCCACGGGAATGAATCGGGTCTCCACTTTATTCGTCTGTATGCCCTTTTATTCCGGGCGTAATCGGAGATTGCCAGGGCCCCTGACAGCACAGCCATATCCAGAAAGCTATGAGCAATCGGCCTGCATAATTGAAATGCCAGTGTCTGTAGTTGGATCTGTTTGCAGAATCGCTGAAACGCCAGGAGCCCGGCACGAATCGATGAATAATTTACCTCGGTGAGGTCCCCGGTTATCTTTTCGTACGTGGTTCCAATTCCCCGCGCTATGGACCGCAGCTGCTGTTTGACCCATCGTTCGTAATTGCCGCCCACATCGGCAGGCTGGGAAAAGGTTACGCTCATACCCGGGGGGAGTTTCTGGAATAGGCCGGGTTCCAGGGGTACGATATCGCGGTTGCTGGAGTCGGTTTCCTCGGGATTACCGAAAGATAAAGTGTTTTCTGTGCTGCCCGGGGGTTCGGTAATGAACCCGCCGAACATCGCGGCACCTTTTTTCCGCACCAGCTCGGCATCGTCGTATTGATCGAATTCGTGCAGTTTCACGATCACCGAGGCCAGCCATGACGTGCCCCTGATTTGGCCCGGGCGTGTAGGCCGGTAAATATGACAGATTTCTTTTGCCGGAACACGGACCCGTGTCATCGATTTCGAAAACCCGTAACTTTCCCCGGGATGTTCCGGCCACAGGTGATATGCGGCCCGCTTTCCGTCCCCGTCGAATTCAATTCCCATCCGGATGCTGTTGCCGTTAGAAAGGGTTGCGGAGTAGTTTTCATCCAGGTGATCCCCTTCTAAGACCTGTAACTGAAGGGGTACGGAAAGGCCGGACTTCACCGGTTGCGGCCGTATCCGCACCAGGGCTTCACCACTCTCAATCAATGCCTGGGAAACAAGGGACTGCAACCCGTAAAAATCACATGTTCCGGCATAGTCAGCCTCCTCCGTCCAGTCGCTCCAGAGTTCCTGTGTGGCCTTTTTAAGCTCCTGATCCTTGAGTTGCCACGATGGGGAGATCCCCGTGCCGATGAGATCTGAAACAAAAGAATCCACGCCGCCATCTGCCAGAGGATTGTTACGCCGTAAATCCCGTGAACGTGACCGGAGACTACTGATCGATCCCGAAATCAAGGAATTGATACCGGAGGTTGAGGTCATCCATGATCCCAGCCTGCGCCCCGTCCGTGCACCTTCAAATGCGGACTGTGCGGCGATGGGTATCTTGTTCCCCCGGCTGTCCAGTATGCGTAAATATGCCATAGTTAAAGACCCTTGCTGGTTTTTGTCAGTATGCAGCTCGGTTTATTGCTGCTTTGTTTAATTTCCGAGACGATATTGTTTCTCAGGGATTCTAATTTATCGAGATCGGCCCGGGAATATTCGATGGTCTTCCCCTCCATAGTGACGCTGACAACCCTCTCACCGGTCGCTAATTTGAGAAGTGCAGCCTGTACGCTTTCTAAATCGGTTTGAGAATATGCCATGGAAGACCTCACGAGCTGTTTTGAGATAATTATAAAAAAGGAAGACTCGAAAAAACAATTGTCTTATTCGACCTTATTAGACTTATTCGACCTTATTCGATCTTAAATTTTGAGGGGGATGAAAAAAAATAGTGCTGAAAGGTAAAAAAGGCCCCGGGAAGGGGGCCTGAATTTTTAATCTTCATTATCCTTTTGCTGTTTTCCCAAGAATTCCCCAAGCGCCTCTTCAGACACCCTTAAACCCCGTGGTCCGAGGCGGATTGACTTTAATTTGCCCGTCTCAATGAGGGTATAGACATACTGTTTACTGCAATTCAGCCGTTTGGCCACCGTACGAACGAACAATAATCTGCCTATCTTTTCCCGTTTCATCAACCCTCCATCCATTTCGATCGTACCGCGTTGGGTTTTTTCTGTGGTTCCTGTTCTCGCTGCCGCCGAGCTGCCTCGGCGACAAGGCGCAGGCCGCCACCGGGAAACTCCATCTCCACACAGGCCGCTGCAAGAATTTCTGCGTCGAAAAGGTGATTGTCCCGCCTGTGGGGATTGACCCATTCCTCGATACCCCGATCATTAATCTGTTTTTCCTCCGCCAGGATCTGGGCGGCATAATCCACCCTCGTGTCTTTGTGGAGATAAGCCCCGCCCGGGAGTTCCTTCTCTGCAAGACTGAGGCGGTGGTGAAACTGATCCTTTGCTTTTGCCGTATCAATGGACAGAATCCGCAGACCGCCCTGTAGCTTCTTTCCTGATGGCGTGGAAGGGATGATTTTCCCCAGAGAGAGCATGCCAGGCAGGGTACCGCTTGCCCCTTTCGTCCCCCAGAGACCCACGCCCCCCCGCCCCCGGTGCTTGATAATCCAGAAATAGGTCTCTTCGGTCATGGTCATAGTCTCGTATTTTTTGCCGCCGCCGGTATCGATTGCCGCCCGCCAGATCCCGAGGGATCGGTTGGAGTCGGCTACGGGGTATCTGGTCTCGTAGAGACTTGTTTCCACGTCCTCCCAGTTTGCGAGGAATCCGTAGTGGATGAGCCAGCTCGTCATGTCCGCCGCCCATGCCCGGACGATGAACCAGAACCCGTATTTCTGTACGTCGACGCCGAGGGTGAGGGCTAACGCCTCCTCCGGCACTGTCTGCGCCGGCAGCTTGCAGCGGGCGGCGAGAATTTCATCTTCGGCTTTCGAAATAATTATTTGTTTCCAGGGACGCGCCAGGTGTTTGTTGTAAAAATCTTTGAACTCCGTAAGGTCTTTTAGTCCCCGGAGAAACGAAGCCGCCACTATCGACATTGATACGAAGGGCGAAATGAGGCTTGAGTAGTGGAAAGCGATTTTCTTCGGTCGGTTCGTTTTCAGGTAGTTGTACAGATCCAGACCCGTCTCCTTTTCCTGCCACCGGCCGCCTCGTACTGCATGGTTGCGGTCGTAATCGTTCCATTCGGCCCGGCAATGGACGCACTCATACCATGCCAGTTTTTCCGCCTCGATCGTGGCGGGATCCATAGAGTGATATATCCCGTCGGGACCCGCTTCGGGCGCCCGGGGCCACTTTAGCGAGCCGAATTCCATAAGCTGGAGCGTCCCGCATACGGGGCACCTAACGTGGTATTCGAACCGCACCTGAGCGGCATTGTAATAAACCCAGACCGGCCCCGTTTCCACCGTGGGCGTACTGATGATCCAGTGCTTTTCCTGCCCCTGGTACGTTGTGAGCCGCGCCTTCGTGAGGAGAATCGGGCTTGTCTCCCGTTTGCCCGACGTGGGCGGATATTTGTCCACCTCGTCATTCACGGCGTACCGGCAGGGCTTGTTCGCCAGAGATGCCGCCGACCGCGCCCAGGCAAAATAGATGGGCATATGCTGGAGCTTGATCCGCTTTTTCGCCAGATCGTCCTCGAGACCCGTGGTGTACGACCGGAGGCGCCGGCTCGACATAATCATCGGCTGGACGCGGTCCTCACAATTCTCATCGGATGTTTTTTCATCGGGATAGACCATGATCGCCGACCCAGGGGCTCGATCGATGGCGTAGCCAATGCAGTTGAGTACTCCCTCCGTTTTTGCCGACTGGGGCGGGGCCACGACAACGATCTCCCGGACGGACTCGAAAAATGACGCGTCCATGATACCCGCCACATGGGGTGTGACGGCGTTTCGCCATCGCCCCGGGAGGGAGGACATTGTGACAATACGGTGTTCCTCGCACCACCGGGACGGCCGGATCCGCTTACGCTTCCGAAGGATCTTCCGCTCCCCTAGCGAAAACCGGACGACATGCCGCACCGGCCCCGCCATCCCCCGGAGGGATGGCGGGAGATAGGGAGCATCGGATTTAATAGTTATCGGTTGTGCTGTAGTCATGATCTGTATTTCCTTTCTTTAAAATCTGAAGTAGTCAGCAATCAGCAATCAGAATAAAAAAGGGGCGATTATCCCTGATCTTTTTCAGGGCGTGGCCCTCTTCGTAGAAGGCTTTGAGGTTCTTCTCGATGACCGCTTCATAGCTATGCAATTTTGACAGTTCCCAATCATTCATGGCATCATCTCTTTCTGTCTCCTCAGTTATATCTTTTAATCCCATAAATCACCGCCAGGTTGAGGAGGCCGGCGGCGAACCAGTAGAGGGCGCTCCCCCACCGGCCGGTCAGGGCCAGGGGAATCGAGGCAGCGAACGACTCGATCATGATGATCGTCGGTAAGAGATTAATCAGTTCCATTTGTTATTCCCCTGCAGAGAGTTATGAGTTTGCCGACTTTTGGCGGTGAGGGCGGCTCATACTCTCTTAAGGTGTCCCATATTATTTTTTGACATTCCCGCTCATTCGGATATTTTGATTTTTTATATTTTTCGAACGGTCGCCATGTCCAGGCATCAATTCCGAGAATATCACAGATTTTTTTGTGTGCGATGCTCCTATCAAAACTCAATTCACACCTTGCAATCATACGGGCATATTGATTTACCGCAAAAATTAAATCTTTAGTCTGTTTAAAGTCCATATTCTGACCCCTGACTCCGGGTTCTTGTCTCCTTATCTTCGTTCTCTTCCTCGAATATCACCTCAAAATCCTGTACCGTGGCATATTGGTTGATCAGTTCATCCTTGCCGATGAGCATGAAGGCAATGACCTCGCCGACCTTGTTTGCGTCGCCGTCAGCCTGGGCAATCCAGCCGGCGGCGTTTGTCCGGATCCAGTAGTTCAGCCCCGCGTCGAGGACGCCCGCCCGGGCGGCCAGGTCGAGTTCGACATTTGATTTGAGGACGTACTTCCCCTGCTCCGTCTCAAGCTTCAGTTTCGCCCGGGCGTTTTCCGTATCGAGTTTATCCAGTTCCTTCTCGATCTTCAGACGCTGGAGCTCATCGATTTTGTCCTGCTTTTTCCTGCCGGTGGCCTTTTGCCTCAGCCAGGTCCGGGCATATTTATCAACGTCTTTCCGATGATAGGTGCCGTCGTATGCCGGCGTGAGTTTGCCTTCTTTTTTATGTTTATAGATTCCCGACTGTGATATCCGCCAGCCTTCCCGGTCAAGGTATTCTCTTACAGTCAGGAGATTTTCGAACACTTTAGTTTCATCCTCTTCACTCCGTGATAGTCGAACAAGGTCTTCAATGGCTTTGTTGATGTATCCGAGGGCACGGATATTATCGGCAGTCGGGTTATTCGCCGCCTTTTTCTGGGCCTCGTTTTTCGCATTGACCAGGACGGCCATGTCACGTCCCTGGAGTTTCTCCATCAACGCCTTGAGATCAGTTTGTCCGCTCATTGTTTTTTATCGCCTTCTCTCCCGTATAGTCTTCCCAGCGCCGCACAATAACGTCACAATAGTAGGGGGCAAGCTCGATCGTCCTGCAGAGGCGATTTGTCCGCTCACAGGCTATTACCGTTGATCCGGATCCTTCAAAATTATCCAATATGGCATCGCCGCGGCGGGACGAGTTGATGATCCCGCGCTCGAGGAGTGCCACCGGTTTCATGGTGGGGTGTTCTTCGCTTTTCAGCGGTTTATTTTCCCGCCATACCGACGTACAGGCGTCGCCACCGCTGTGGACCACTTCATACGAGGGAACGTGTATAACCACAGCCTGATCAACGACGGCACAGGTTATTGTTGCCGAACCGTCCGGATGCCGGTCGATCACCAGGGGCACGGTGTCTTCAAATACGGACTGTTTGTCCCTGCCGCCATACCAGCGGTGAGCCGCGCCGGGTTTCCAGCCGTACAGGATCGGCTCATGGCGGAAATGATAGTCGCCCCGCCCGATGACGAAGTGATTTTTTACCCACACCAGACAGCCCTTGAGGAGCCACCGGGCATCCTCGAGGGCGCATCGGAAGTTCCGCCATTCGTTATCGGCATGGAACACATAGAATCCGCCGCCGGGGACGGTATGTTTCCAGGCGTTTCTGAATGCATGGAAGAGCAGCGAATAGAATTGGTCGTTGTGCAGGTTGTCATTCTGGATCGTGAGTTTTTTCGCGGTTCCCCCGGCATAATTGACGTTGTAGGGCGGATCGGTGATAAACATGGCCGCCCGTTCATCGTTCATCAGGCGGTCGTATGCCTCGAGGTTTGTGGCATCGTCACATAATAAACGGTGCGGGCCCATGATCCAGAGATCGCCCGGGTTGGTTATCGGCGGTGCCTTGGGATCGATATCGGGAATCGCGTCGGGGTCCGTCAGGCCTTCTTTGATCCGCAGGTTCTGTAAGAGTTTTTCCACCTCCCAGTCTTCGAACCCGGTGAACAGTGTATCCAAATGAGCATTGTCGACATCCTGCAGTAACGATTGCAGAAGTGTTTCGTCAAATTCGGCGAGTTCTGCAATTTTATTGTCGGCGATAACGTCGGACCATTCCTGCTCGTCGCTCTCGTAGTCCTGGTAATCGACGGGCACTTCCCGGCATTCCAGTAACTGTGCCGCCAACAGCCGGCCGTAGCCCCGGGTGATTAATCCGGATCGCAGGCTCACCGTAACCGGCGCCCGCCATCCTTGGTATTGAATGATCCGCGCCAAAAGCTCGATCTGCCGTTTGGGATGGGTATTGGGGTTCCGCGGGTTCGGTTTTACGTCTCCGATCGGTACCATTTCATCGCAGGCACACTTTATTTTAATCATAATTGCCCTTTGATCCTGAGTGCTGATAGCTGATTTCCGATTGCTGACAGTTCGCTATGATCAGGTTCTCTCCGTTGATCTCCGTCGCCGGGTGGTTAAAAATATATCCCCGGACTTCCTCGGAGAACACGAGCTGGTTGATCCGCCCGCCCACGTACTTCCCGTTCCGGAGGACCGTAAACCGCCGGTCCGTGTTGATGATCACCACGGTCGGATTCTGTTTCAGGAGCCCCTCGAGTTCATACACCGCCGCGGGGACATGTCCGATTCTTAAAATTCCTGTTTCACTGGACTCTGGATGATATTTCACGGGGCTATCTTTCGTCTTTTGCCTTTCGCCATGAGCCTTTATCGTAAGCGCCGGCGGCAGCCCTGTTTTGATCCATTGTTCAAGGTCTGTCCCCATCCTGAACGCATCACCGGGATCTTTTCCCACGGGCACGGGCCAGCGGTCGCAGCGGTCGAAATGGTCGCGCCACCACGTCATGGCGTTTGCACCGGCCTTATCGAAGTCGAGAGACACGAGGATCTGGAGGCTCCGCTTCAGGATGTCGAAGGTATGGGCGTCGGGTTTTCCGTGTGACGTTCCCACGGCGACGGACCCGGCCAGGGTATTCCCCGCGGCCACGGCGATGGCGTCGAGTTCCGACTCCACCACAACAAAGGCCCGGCGGCCCTCCTCGAGGAGCATGGTGTGTGACGACGATCCGGGGATGACGTAGTACCGCGGCTCTCCGTCGGGACGGCGGATCCGTATCCGGAGTATCACGCCGTCGATGATCAAGGGGATGACCAAGCCCCGGGGGATCCAGAGGGCTTTGAGGCGGCCGTTGTCTTTCCGTATCTCCGGAAGCCCCCAGGCTTTCCGCGCCCGGTAGAGATCCTTCCCGTTGTCGCCGGGGTTCCAGCCGAGACAGTAGTTGTCGGCGGCGGTGCGATCGATGCCCCTGTCCGCCAGCCAGGCGAGGACGCCGGCGTTTTTCATGAGCTGCTCCCGTGACCGGGCGGTGAGATTTTCCGCCTTTTCCTGCCATATATCGGCGGGGGGAAGGTGCTCCGCCGGTGTGAATCCCGGCCTTTCCCGTCCGGGCTGTGACGGGGTGACCCGGTCGGACCTGTCGGGAATATCGATGGTGAGGAAATCGCAGGCTTCTTTGAAGGTCATCCCCTCGAAGTCGCGGAGAAACTGGATATTGTCCCCCGCCCTGCCGCACTGGCGGCACCAGTAGGAGCCGTCTTTCGACTGCCGCGGCCAGACATGAAACCGGTCGGTACCCCCGCAGGCCGGGCACGGTCCCTGCCACTCGCCGCCGTTGGTTCCTGAGACCTTCCGGAGCTTAACTCTTTTCTGTGCCAGATCGAGGACGTTCATGATTCCCTCACCAAAATAATAACCCTGTGATCACCATGACCAGGGCACCGGCCATGCAGACCGCCGCGACAATCGCCATGAGCAGATCCCCGTCATTCAGTTCCCTCATGCTTTCCTCTTTTCAATGACATAGTCCTTCATGACGACGCCGCCTTTATTCTGCCCCCTCACGTGCGGCTGCCACCAGTACAGGCCGGTATGCTTGCCGAAGAGCGGATTCTCCGCGGTGAACTCTTTAAAGTGTCCACGACACAGATGGATACGATTGTGAATATCCGTCTTTGATGAATCGCCGGGTGACCGGGATTGTGGAGGCAAAAAGACTTTTAGAGTCTTATAAGTGAACAGTTCCTGCCGGCCGAGTTTCCGCCGTTTTTTATTTAATTTTTCCGGTGGTTGGTGCTCTTCCGTGACGATATTTTTACAGTTGAGGAGAGACAAAACATATTCAAAATGTATCATGGAATAATGCAGGAACGGACTGATTCGTTCATAATGCTCATGGGAGTAGACTCCAATGGATGTATTTAAAAGATTTCCATCATTTGTGGGTTCTTCATCAGCATTTATAATATCCTTCTCATCATCAGCAAATGGTCTTCCGACACTAATATATGATTCACCCAGAGGAACCCATGCTTTCGATTGATTCTGCGCAAAATATATCACCCTTAAAAAGTCATCTTTTTTTTTATCAAACCGGTATGCCAGCATTCCGTATTTTTTGATCTCAGGGACATAATCACATGTTGAACAGTCGAACCAGCAATGCTGATACGGCAATTTAAGAAACGAGGATCTATCCATAAACAATTGTCTGACGGTCTTTTGGTCTGACATAAAAACTTCATATAAGACTGATTCATCAAAATGAAAACTATGTGCCTTTAAAAGTGATTTAAGAATCATCTTTGCTGAAATATTATTTTCAACATCAGAATGAGCGAACATTGATTCTATAACCTGATGAACATACATATATGCAATTTCTCCTTTCAGTTCGGGGATAGTTGGGGACCCTTTTTCAAACCCTCCCCGGTCTTTCTTTAAACCCTCCCTCTTTGCTTCTTTTTTTTATCTATTTATTTTTATTATATTTATTTATTATTTTATTAGTAAAAACACCCCTCCCAAATGGCCTCCGGGGATAGTTGGATAGTTTTACCTGTATTTACAACGCACGAGCTTTTTAAAAATCGTTAGCAGGAAAAAACCTCGAAAAAGCCTCCAACCCTCCCCGAGAAGGTACTTTCCGTCCAGGTATCTACGACGTTCCCTGAATCGTTTCGGACAGTTACATGCCTCCACCCGTCGGCGCGAACCCTCCCCGTTTTCGGGGATAGTCGGGGATACTTGTAGATAGAGGGATAGTTTTTCATTGTTTTCTTTCTTTTTTTATTTATTCTGTTTTTTGTAAAATTATACTCATATACCCTCCAACCCTCCCCGGTCGGCGAGCATCAGGCCGTGATAGGTAACGCGCCCCTGCGATTTTGATTTCTCGTATTTCTGGGAGAGCTGCTTCCCGAACCAGGTGCCGGTGGGCTCGTTTTTCCCGATGTTGTCGTGATACCAGACGATGAATCTGCCGTAGAGTGACGATGATTTTTCCTTTGCCCCCGGTTCCCGGATACAGCATTCGTCGATGAAGTCGGCCAGGAGGTCCTCGTTGCGCCGGTACTGTTCTGTCGCGTCGGTGACTTTCCGGGGCGGCATGAGACCCTGTTTCTGCCAGAGAAGACATCCTTTAACGAGCCAGGCGAGGATCCCCGGTGCTTCTTTCAGGATCTGCCGGTCGAGGTCAAGGATTGCCCGGCGTTCATGGCTTTCCTGGGGGTCCCGGTTGACGAATGAGATGATGAACGGGATCAGGTGCAATCGCTCCCAGAATGACTTGTCGTTGGGCGGCGCCTGGGGCTGTGAGTTGCTCTCAAGAAATAATTTATGTGTCTGATAAAAATATGTCGGACGTTTATCGTTGGGGTTCCTGCCGACGAGCTTGCCTTTTCCCGTCAATCGCTTGACCTGGGCGGCGCTGAATTTATGACTTTCGTCGGTCTCGTCGGCAAAAGCCATCCGGAGGCCCTTTAAACTCATAATGTCGGGAGATGGCCCGGATGATGATTTTATAATTTTTGACGACATGAGCATTTCAGGGGGGATCGGCCTGGCATACGGTCCCATGACATGCGCTATGGATTCGACGATGAGGGTCCGGCCGTTCCAGCCGCTTTTTCCGTAGAGGACGGGGAATACTTTTTCATGCACCAGCCCCGTTATGCTGTAACCGAAAAGCCGCCGTATGTAGGCAATCATTTCTTCGTCACCGGCAAAAATTTCAAGCAGCGATTTTTCCCAGAGAGGCGCCGGCTCATCGATACCCCTGAACTCAACAGGACTGGCCATCGAGAGATAATCACCGGGGCGGCCCGGTCTTAGCTTGCCCGTCTCGAGATCGATGATCCCGTTCGCACAGGGGAGAAGCATCGGTTTTTGGTCGAATTCCTCATTCGTAATTGCCAGGGGATTCTCGATCGTGTGTGCAAACTCAAGGCAGGAATTGCGACGTTTGCCGTCACGAAGCTGAGAGACCTTTTTCAGGATTGTGCTCTGCTGTTTCCGGAGTTTTTTGATTTTGTCTTTGCTCTCATCATCGCCGTCGCCCATTAGTTCGAGAATCCCATTGGATATCCTTCCGTATTCCAGCATATACTGTTCGACGACGCCCTCGACGGCTACAAATGCGTGTCCCATAATATCTACCTGCCAATAATGATTGACCCACTCAAACCATTCCTTCAGATTTTTACAGTAAACGAATTTGTTTCGATAGAGCGCGGCGTAGAGCGTGGCGTCGCCCAGGGCGTTGGCATTGATGCACTTCCGGATAAATGCACTGGTGATTGCCAGCTTTTCATCCGGAGGCGGCAGCTCGGCGGCCTCCCGGTCTACACGCTCTTCGACCTCTTTCCGGATATCGTCAATCGAGTCGGTCATCTGTCACCCGCATTCATACGTCGCTTAAGTTCCTGCACCCACCGGAGTGATATCGGCAGGGCCCTGGCAATCTGCTGCGGCTTCGTCCCCGCGGCAAGAAGATTCAAAACCGTACGTTTCACATCCGGATTGATGAGATGATCTGACCCCTCGACAAACTGGCGGCCACAGCTCCGATCGCGGCATTTCCATTTCTGCCTCTTCCGGCCGGCCGTCCAGCCGAATTTCTGTGTGTTATAGCCGCCACATTTCGGGCACCGTGCCAGCTCGTAGTCTCCTGATTTCATCTGATCCATCACGATACC